GACCGCTCAAGTCTTGGAAGAAAGGCATGTTGACGGTGCTAGAACCGCGAGTGATTAGCTCGTTGTAGCTGGCGTCGGTATCGACTAGGCCAGACTGAATCAGCTCGGATTTTTGGGCGGTGCGCTCCTGCATGTAGGGCACCCAAATTTCGGGCTCAAGAATATCGGCCAAAGAGGTAACGGGCATGTGAGGCTCCTGCTAGTGCGTGTGGTGTTGTGCGATTCCCCTTCGGGGACGCTGTGCGATCGCCTCGGCACTGCCTCTGGCGTGGCCCCCACGGGGGGCGCATTGTGGGGGGAGCATTCCCACACGCAAAAAAGCCCCGGCGAGATCGCCAGGGCAGCAGGTGTATTCATGTATGCAGGATTCGGCGCACGAAAAAGCGGCCCTCGAAAGGGCCGCTACAGGGTGCATCTATCAGCCCAGTCTAGCCGCTTGGTTGGGCCTACTTCCCAGCCTCTGCTTTCAGGCGGTCGTACATGGCCTTGTTGCTCTTGAACAGCTGCATCTGCTCGGTGAGGTTGCCCGTCTTGAACGGGTTAGCCCCAGCAAACCCAGTGGCCCCGGTGTTGCCGCTGCCAGCGCTGCCGCTGCCGCTGCCGCCCTTGGGTTTGAACAGGTAGGCCTCAGAGGGGCGGTTGGCCAGGTCTTGAACGAACTGGGTCGGGGTCTGGCGGTTGAAGTCACCCAGGTCGATGTAGAGCTGGCCCTGCTCGTCAATGGTGAAGCGATCGCCGTGCAGCCGCAGGAAGTGGTCGGGATTGATGACCCCATACTCGGGCTTGCTCAGCTCAGCGATCGCCGTGGACTTGAGCCGGGCGGCTTTAGCAGCGGCGGCCTCAGCCTCGCGCTCTTGGGTCAGCTTCTCAAGCTTGGTATTGAAGTCAGCTTCTAGCTTGGTGCGCACCTCGGCGAACTTGGCCTCCAGGTCGCCCGCTGAGGTCGCCTGGGCGGTGCCTGTGGTTTTGGCGGCTTCGAGGTCGGTCTCTAGCTGGCGGGCGCGGTCTTTGGCGCTCTTGGCTTCGTTCAATAGCTCATCGCGGTTGGCGAGGATGCGGCGCTTCTCAGCTTCAAATGCTTCGGTGGCGGTGGTCAGGCGGGTCACTTCGGCCTGGGCATCGCCGGATAGGTAGGCGATCGCGTCTTCAAGGCTGGTGAAATCGGTGCGTAATTGCATGGTCTGTTCCCACGGGGAGGGCCACTGGCCCGGTACGCGGGGAGGGTTCCTAGGGTGTTGCGGTGGGTAGGATAGGGGCACTGAGTTTTGCAGCGAAATGAAGCGACAGCAGCGGCGAGAGCGGGGGCGGCATCGGTGGCTGAGGCAGGGGCGGGCGATCGCTGGCGATGCCCTGGCTGAGGTGCTCGATCGCATCGCACGGGCATCGGTGGTCGTTGCTGAGGTTCTAGGGCGGTTTGGGATGGCGGTAGACAACTATGCCCGCAGTGTCGCGGGCGCGGCGGCGGCGGGTTCTGAACTGATCAACGAAATGAGCACGCTTGACGACCTCGCTTTTGCGTTCTTCAATGTGCCTATAGGCTTGCCGGTGACGGAGCCAGGGCCTGAGCCCGATGCTGCCCTACGCCTGGCCTACGACACCCCGCTGCTGCCAGAGCAGGCGCGATCGCTCATCCGAGAGCATGGGCTGGAGTTTGCCGAGCGGGTGGGGGAGATGATGACGCGGGGGCTTTCATTCGAGGAGGCTGAGGTAGCGATATTAGGCAATCTAGGCCCGGGGGCGATGGCTGCCGTGGCCATGATGAGGATGCGACAGACCGAGCCAGTGACTATCAACCCCAGTGGCCCCCTGCGTGGCGTTGTTGGCATTGGCCCTGGTGGCGCATACTTCAAACGCGCCCCACGCCACGGCACCCCCAGCAGTTTTGTGGAGGTGTGCGGCGATGCAGCGGTGGGTCGGGTGCGGACTGCCTGCGATCGCTGCGGCTTCTACAGCCCGCCATCCATCGGCAAGTCGCTCACCTGCGCCCTGCACCCCCTGGGGCGACCTGAGGGGCGTTGCGGCGATTGGGAGGACAGACGAACCGAAGCGGCGGCGATGGCGCGGGGCAGGGCTGAGCTGAGGGCTAGGGAGGCGTATGGAGAGGCGATAGTGCGGCGGCGGGAAGCGATAGACGCGGCGGCGCAGCGGCCTGAGTGCCACCACTACATCAACGCTGCTGGGCAGGCAGTGCCCGAGTTGATTACCGACGGGGGCGCAAATCCACCGGAGAATATGGTTAGCGATCGCGTCCTCACCCACGAATCAGTAGAGGTTGTGACGGAGGCAGCATATGGGGCTGACGGGATGCCCACCGGGCGGCTCATAACCTCGCGCACCCGCTACCGCCATTGCCCCGATGGGCGGCGAGAGATTGTGCCTGAGGAGCCGGTGCCACCGCCGCGCCTGTCGCAGCCCTGGGAGCGGCCTGGGTATCGGTGGGTGAGCATTGATGGCGATCGCGTGGAAGTCAGCCTGATCCGAGACTGGCCAATATGGGTGCTAGGCATAGATCCCGCGCCGCCCGAGGAGTTGAGAAATGGGCGGGTCTTTGGAGTCAGGGTAGTCAATAATGGCGGCTACAGCTACAGCAAAGAGATCCCCCTGGTGAGCTGGTGCTCGGAGCGCGATCGCTTTGAGTGCAGCACCCCTGCTGGATGGCGTCACTGTTTCCGGCTGAGTTCCTAATCCTCCTCTGCCTCTACCTCATCCTCAACCACCGACCCAGGCAGCTCACCGCGCAGAATCCCATTGGGCACCGCTGGCCGTTGCGTCTGCTGGGTGAACTCGCCCTCGATGCGCTCCATCTCAGCGGCGGGCGTCCAGTCGTCAGCCAGCCCCACTTCGCCCTGCTGTAGCAGGTGCAGGAAGGTTTCGGTTGAGAGTTTGCCAGCGTTCACTACGCCGGTCAGGGCGGTGATCATCTGGGCGCTCATGGTGCTGAGGTCGAAGTCTCTATTCACCGTGGTTGTGGGTGCTTTGGCGGGGTCGATGCCCATATAGGCGCAGTGCAGCCGCAGCGCCCCGTCTAGGGCCTGCTGGAGGTTCTGGGCGAGGATGGCCAGCTGTGAGTCGCCCTGGCTGCGATCGAGGCGTTTGGCCTCGGCGCTCTCGCCTACGTTCTTCTGGGTGGTCATCGTGCTGAGGCCCAACTGCATCATCTCGGCTGCCAACGATTGCAGGCGCTCAAAGTTGGGCTTAAAAGCATCGGGGGAGGGTGCGCTCCAGTCAGCGCTGGCCTCTGGGTTGGGGATGCAGATCGCCTCACCCACACCGCCAACGCTGCCTAAGTCCTCAGGGGAGCAGCCAAAGAAAAACAGCCGGGGCACCGCTGCGACGTGCAGCGAGTTGTCCATGTCGGCAGCGATTTGGTAATGCCTGACGTTTAGATGCAAAACCTCAACCATTGGCGGCGCGGTCTTGTGGCCCCTGCGATCGCTGTGGATAAAGACGAACGGCAGCTCCACCAGTCCACCCAAGTCGATCGGGCCAGCCTCCACCATCAGCCACTCGCCCTCGTTGTCGGGGTCTTCCTGCCAAATCTGGTAGCTCACGCCGTCGTCACCTACGCCATACACCAGCACCTGCTCCACGTCCTTCTCGCCCCACTCCCCATCGGCCACCGTGACCGATTGCAGCAGGCGCACTTGGGTACGGCGCTTGAGGCCGTTGGTGGTGCTGTGGCGCTCGGCTAGGATGCGGGGGCCAGGGTACAGGCTCCAGTAGGGGCGAATGCCTTGGGCCTGCTGGTCTGCCAAGGTCTCGATGCCGTCGGTGTTCGGATAGATGATCTCAATCCCCGCGTGGCCGCAGTGGATCGCTTCGACTAGGGCGTCGTAGGCGAATTGTTGGAGGTCGCTGCCCTCTTGGTCGCAGTCGTCGAGGTGGCCCGTCACAGCGGCGTCGGTCTCGTCTTCGCCGGGCTTGTAGCCTGCGATCGCCCTGAACTCCTGCTCACTCAGGCCGCCTGTGTTGTTGATGCGCACCGGTTTGCGGAGGATTTGGGAGGCGAAGGCGCGAACCAGGCGAGTGTAGATGGGTGTGAGGGTGGCGCGGTTGAGGCGGCGCTGGTAGGCCTCGGCATCTTCGCCGGGTTCTTTGGGTAGGTAGGCCTCGCCCAGTTCGCGCATGGTGCGGGTGCCTGCGCGGATGGCGGCGACATCAGCCCAGTCGGCACTCAGGCGCTGGTGGTCGAGGCTGGGGGTGCGCACGGTGGCTTTGGCCTCGCCCTTGGGGTCGCCGGCCTTGGCGGTGGTGCTGGGGCCAGGGGTGGCGAAAAGGTGGTCGCGTTCGTAATTGGTGGGCATCGGGAACCGCCTGCGCTGGGTGCGCTGGGAGGGTTCCTAGGGGCTGGCCTAGTTGTCTGAGGCAGCAACTACTCCGACGAAGCCTCGGCGTTTGCGGCGGCTGTAGTACGGGGGATTACGCCGCGCTGCTGGGGTGCGATCGCGGTGGTTAGTCCAGAATCAGCCCAGGGTGTTGTAGTACGGCGGTTTAGTAGAGCTTCAACCCGCTGCGCTGCGCCTTCCACACGGGCGGCTGCCTGAAGCCGAGCACCACGGCATCGCCCACGTTGGGGCTGCGCTTGAGGCGTTTGCGGGTCTTGGCTTTGTCCTCAATTTTCTTTTTGCCCACGCTGGTGGTCTCCCAGTAGGTGCCTGCGAGGTCTTCCATCAGCATGTCTTCGTAGGTGCCCAGGGGCGCGATCGCAATCTCGTTTTTGCGGAAGGCCTCCCTCAGCTGCCAAAAGTCTTCGGCCTTGGCGTTCAGAAACTCGGCGGGGTCGGTGGCCGCTTCGCCCCAGTGGACGCCGTGGGAGCGGTGGCCCTGCTCTTTGAGGATGGCTTGGGCCCCGGAGCCGCAGCCGCCTCGGTCTACGTGGATGCTGCCGGGCTGCTCTTTCATGGCCGCGATCGCCAGTCCGGCCGCCCGGGTCACGTCCTCCTGGTCGCCTTTGGTGGGGATGGTGACAGCGTGGTAGAGCACCGGGCCGCGCCAGCGGGCTAGGGCATGGTCGTCGCCACCGTCGCCCACGTCGAGGCCGTAGCGGTGGGCATGGGCGGTGGCCTGTTTGTCCCAATACTCGGGGTCGGCGTCGTAGCGGGCGCGCGCAGCCATAAACCAGGTGCGGGGCACGATGCTCTGGGTGCTGTCTTCAGGGAAGAAACCCTCCACCCGGCTCTGCCAGTAGGCGCTACCCTCGCCGTACTTGGCGCGGGCCTCCTCCACCCAGGTGATGCTCACCGCGCCGGGGATGATGTCTTGGGGGCACCAGTCGGGCCACTCGACAGGCGATCGCACGGTTCCGTCGTCGGTTAGCAGGGCGGCGGCCACCTCGGGCTTGAGCCGGTGCATGCCGTCGGTGCACTGCTGGTAGGCCCAGGCGACGTTGGGGTGGTGCCAGACGGGGATGCGGATGTGCTTCTGCTTG